AGATGTAACCATATACTGCTACGCGGTTGAGCGTGTAGTCGGTTCGAGGGGCCATTATAACGGGTGCGGTGGTGCCGGCAAGGTAGTCCATTTCCTGGATGTGTGGGCCGGGGGTGGGGCCGGTTGCGCCGTAGGTGGAGGCGATGGGGATCAGGTCCATATCGACGTCTACGGAACGGTGTTTGGGGGTTGATCTTGTGGTGATTTGGCCGCCGATGGAGGCGCGTTTATTGCCGGGGTCAATGACGGTTAAAGGCCAATTGAATGTGATTCCATGGCCGGGTTCGAATCTCGGACCAAGCCACAGCGAGCCTATGGTTATGATGGCTTTTGCGGCCAGGGAGCCGGTGATTTGCCAGTAGCGGGCGGTGACCTCGGGCTCGATGCGGAGGAGGCTATGGGAGGGTGCGCCAGGGACAACATACCGATCCAGTGCAACTGCCTGGTTGAGCTTTCCGGTGCCGGTCTGGGATGAGTCGCTGGCGGTGATTGTTACATTGCCATCGGAGGTAACCACGTCGTGCCCGAGCAGGGCTATTACGCCGATTTGCTGTGATGTTGCGAGGTCCGCCTGCAACGTAATTGAGGTGTCTTCGACGATGAGGGAATTGGCCAGGGTTGGGTCTTGCACATTGGCGAGCGAGGTCAGGATGCCCTGAGCGGTGCCGTCGGTCTGGGACCATGCGAGGGTGGCCAGCGTGGCGTGATTGATGTATGAGACGAATGCGGTCATGTCAGCCCCACAGTTCGAGTTCGGCGATGCCAGCGATGAGTTGGCTTCGGATGCCGGTGACCAAGAAATTGCGGCCGCCGATGGCTGGCTGGCCGAGTTCGTTGGTGATTGTGAGGCCGGCGGCGTCCTTGACCGTACCAATACCGATTACGTCTTGCGTATCGGATTCGACTGTGATTACATCGGCTATGTTTGCGGGGGAAAGGGTTGTGAGCGGGACGCGCATGGTCCAGCGCTGTGTGCCGACGAGAGAGTGCATATAGTCGACCTCGAGTTGCCCTGTTGATATCGACGACAGGGTCGTCGGTATTGAGTCTGGCACTGCACCAGCATCTGATGCAGTGCCAGATTCGACGATGGAGAACTCGCGACTCAATCGGGCCCTATCCACTATAGAGACGGCGCCGGCTACGTCGCTGTCGCTCTGGACGGTAAAATTAGTACGTACGCCGAGCCTTGTTACGGCATTTTTTATGCCCGCATAAGACGCGCTGACAGATCCGCCGATAACGCTATCATCGACAACGGCCACGCTCGCTACTGAGCCTGGGTCGACAATCCTCCTCGCAAATAACAGGCCAGACTGATCCATCCACCACGCGCCAGACACGCCAGCAACATGCATATCAATGAGATCTGACAGAGGCGTTGGGCGGTCGACGAATAGTTGATATCGATCTTGACTCGGGAACATTTGTTGCACTGCAGGGAGCTGAATGTCGTTCCCACCGTTGATGTTGTCTAGCAATTCCTGGCTGATATCAGCAGACGTCAGAGGCCCTGCGACGCCGTCCCATAAATTGACCATTTTTACGACCGCATTCCAGTGATTTCCGAGATCGAGCGACTGCGAGATGTCCTGACCAATGTCGCAGGTCAACATGCCTGCCGGTTGGATGTTGAGATGAAATCCTCGAATACCGGATGAGTCTCCAGTGGCATCCCAGTCCCCTGATCCAGGGGCGTCATTGCCGGCGACCAGCCCTTGGTCCAGAGCTATGCCCTGGTCGTATACAGCAGACAGTACTCCCTGAGCATGCCCGGCGGTATAGTCGAGGTTATTTGCATCTATCAAGACTGGGGTGATATTGGACAACAACCCGATCGACACTGGATTTACACCGAGACCGGTATTTACATCAGGTATCGTGTCTCGCGGCAATAATACGTCGAGCAATCGCGATTTGTCGCGCAGCGACAACAACACGTTTCCGGAAGATATTTCAATGCCGTCTGTTTGGCCTGCAAAGACAATTGTCCACAAGGAATATTGTGCGGGATCCGTGCCGCTTCTGATGATTATTTTCCTGCCGTCCCAGGATTCGTATTGCCAGCCTGCTAGCGCATTGTCAACATTCGATGCTGTGATTTTTCCCCAACTTGAAACGGATCGTTTGCGCGGAAGGACGGTTGAGCCGAGTTGCTGGTTTAGTTCAATCTCGCCGGCGATGCGGCCGTCGAAATACTGCCATGGCGGTGTGGCGGAGGCGTCGGTTGTGAAGCCAGCGCTTGCGACGTAGTGGGCCGGATCGGTGGCCGTGGCTGCGATTTCGATTGCGATTATCATCCCGCTGCCTGGACCATGATGGAAAAAACGGAAATGTCCCTCGTGCCACCCGTGTTGTTGTGAAACACGATGGTCGTATCCGCTGATTTTTCAAATCCGATATGTGTCGCTTGAGGGGTCGATGATAATTCCGATCTGGACCCTTGCAACATGAGCGTTATGGTGAGTTTGTTGTGGAATAACATCGCCCACTCACCATTCTGCCCACCATTAGTTGACGCTATTATTATGCCTCTAGAAGGCACTGTAATATTTGCAGATGCTGCGTTGGCTATAGATTGTTGCAACAGAGCGTCGACAGAGCCGCCGCCGCTGAAGCTTAGAGGGCCGAGCGGTATGTCACTAGGGATGCCCTTGTGGTCTTTGCCGTCAGACGATTCTATATATATTACAGCACCTGCCGCATCGGCCGGTGTGATCTGTTGGTATGTGCTTAATCTTGGCATGATAATTACCTCTGTAATGCAGCAATTGCGTTGGTCTGGCGCGTCGTTGCGTCTGCTATTTTGTCGCCCACGGTAACGGCCAGGAGGCGCGTTTCGGCGGCAAGAATATTGATCTGCCGGATAGTCTCGTCGGCTTGTTCAGCGCTGGGCGGCGGCACGGGCGGGATCACTGGTATGGGCTTGATCGGACCTGTCGTGCCGAGGCCCAGTGGTTTTGGCAGCGGCACGAACGGGATCACGTTGGATGGCCCAGAAGGTTGCGGCAGCGGGCCTACGAATTGCCCGCCTGGGAACTGCGGAAGGCCAGTGGGATCGGTATTGGCTATGATCTGGCGCAGCAGGTCGTTTGCGGTGCCCTGGGCGTTGACTACTTGGCCGAGGAGGTCGATGTCCTGGGTGACGCTGGGGAGCACGTTTTTGAAGAAGGGCGCGAGTTGATCCCTCAGGTCTGGCGCGAGCGCATTGACCGCCGTCTCCAAGATGTCTAGCGAGCTGGTAGCATCAGCAGACGTCACAGCAGTCTCTACTGCACGTAGGAGAGGCGTCAGGGTCGTACCGATGTCAGGAGGCAGGCCGGCTATCCGGGATTCAAGCGAATCGTTTATCAAGCTGTTGGCATCGCGGATGCTGCCCAGGTCTACACCGAGGCGGCCGGCCAGACCAGACAGGTTCGCGCCCAGGGTCTGGGCGACGTCGGCGAGTGAAAGCGTGGTAGATAGTGTGAGGTCTTCCAGGTTGACGCCGAGTGCGGCGACGAAATCCTGGAGGGGCACGCCCAGATCGTGTGCCAGATCGAGGATCGACTGCCCTGTCGCATCGGCCAGATCACGCAGATTCGCAGCAAGCGACAGGGCTATATCGCGTTCCTGGCTGGCACGTTGCTGCGCCAGCAGACGATCGCGCTCGGCTATCAATGCCGCCAGGTCCTCGGCGTTGACTGTGCCTCCCGTCTGCGGCCCGAGGCCGATATTGGCGCCCACGCCTGTCCTCGCTGCGCCGGCGTCTGTGATGCCTCGTAATGCGCCCGTCACCCGGGTAAAAATGTCCTGGAAACCGCCGCTACTGGCGAAGAAATCACGCGCCTGGCCGAGGAATGCCTGAGCCACCTGGGGCAGCTTGTTGATGGCCGCGGCGTCGCCGCCCTGGGCGGCTTTGAGGGTTTCGTCGAATTGGCGCTTGGCTTCGTCGAGGCGCTGGCGCGGGGTCAGGGGCGACAGGTTGCCGAGCACCAAGGAATCGAGGAAATCCTTGATGCGCTGGATGTTGGCCAGCTCCTGGCCGAGCTGGGTGGTACGGGCCTGGCCGATGCCGGATATGCTGTTGCGCTGGGCTGTGTCTATTGCATTGATCTGGTCGTTGATCTGGCTCAGGCGGTCGGTGCCAAATAGTTGGTCGATCTGGCTGCTGACGGTGTCGGTCAGGGCGGCGATCAGGGCCTCGGCGCGCTGGGCGGCGAGTTGCTGGATCTGGGCGAGGTCGGACTGGCTGGCGCCGAGTGCTATGGCTGCCCGTGTGGTGTCGTTCATCTTGCGGGCGATGTCGCGCATTCCGCGCTGGAAATCGGTCAGGCGGTTGGCGTCCAGGGCGTCGGTTACGCCTTGTAGCAGGTCGGCGAGGTCCGCGGCACGGGCCTGTGTCAGCTCGCGGATCTGGCCGCTCTCCAAGGCGCGAATGCGGGCCAGCTCTTCTTCGGATGCGCCCAGATCCGTGGCACGTTGCAGGGTGTCTGCGGTGGCGCGCTGGATGCGCAGGACCGCGGCTTCGTAGTCCGATAGCCCGAGATCTTGTAGGCTATTTCCTACACCGCGCAGCAGGCCGGCGAGGTCTTTCTGGCGCTGGATCTCGTCGGCCGTGAGCTGGCCTGTGGTGCCCAGGGCGTCGTTGAGTTGGCCTTGCAGGTCTACGACCACGCCGAGGGCTTGTGCTGCCTGCAGCCACTGCACGACGGCATCCGGGGCTAAGTCTCCGGCCAGGGCGGTCTCGAACGCGGCGCGGAATTGATCCTTGGTGGTGTCGGCGGCGAGGCCGAGGGCTGCGAGCTGGCTTTCCAGGGCCGGGCGCAGCGCTTCGATCTGTGATTGGAGCAATTCCGTGTTGCTGAAAAAGCTGGTGAAATAGCTCTGCCACAGCGACGCTGCATTGTCGATCCCGCCGGCGGCGTCGGCGATGTCGGAGGCGAAGCGCACCAGCATTTCGCGGGTGCCGTCGAATGCGATGCCGGCGGTGTTGAGCGCGGCTTCGTAAAGGGCGGTGGCGGCGGTGAGGCGGTCATACACCTGGGCCAATGTCTCGCCTTCCTTGCGCAGTTGCTCGGATATCCGCAGGTTGGCTGCTAAAGTCGTGTCCGGGCCCAGCAGCGCGGTGCCTGCTGTCACGCGTGAGCGGATATCCAGGGCGGTGCTGAGCGTTGCAATCTGCGCTTCCAGATCGCCACCGAACGCGTGTATGGCATCACGGATTGGGTTGACCACCCGGGGTACGTCAATGGAGGCGATCTCGCCACCGAAATCGCGCAAGAGCGCCACCGTGCCGTCCACCACGTCAAAACTGCTCACGATCGCGTCGAAGCGATCCTGCAGTATGTTTGCGAGTGTTATATCTCCTTTCTTGAACTGCTGCACCAAGCCGTCGAGCGCACCAGAAACGCTGGCGATTTCGTCGGGCGTCAGAAATTCTGCTATCGATGCATCAAACGCCTGCAGCGCGTCGATGATCTGCTGTTGGATGTCATCCGTTATCCGTCTGAAATCGATGCCTACAAGACCCAATCCAGTCGCGAATACAGATTCTCTGCCGGTGGCTTCCGAACCCGATCCCACGCGAACGCGAGGTGTTTTTCCGCGCCCGAACAGGCCACCAATCGCACCGATGATCCCGCCGATCAGGGCGCCAAAACCACCGCCTATTTGCCCGCCTACCTGTGCGCCTGTTGCGCCTCCGCGTATCGGTCCCTGGCCGATGCCCAGACGACCCAATGCACTGTCCGAGTTGACGCCGCCCACCCGACCTCCGCCGATGCCAAAATCACTGTTTTGCCCCGAGCCGCCGATAAAATCAACACCGTTAAATGCTCCGAACCCGCCTTGTATATCCTGGCTGGCACGGCCGAACTCATCGACCAAACTACGCAGGCTGAACTGCCCATCACGGAAAAACTGTTCCCACATGTCTGCGCCAGCGCCTGAGAAATCATCCATGGTGCGCTTCATCTCTTCTTCGGAATCGCTCAAGCACTGGGCTACTTCCGTCGTCGATTTACAACCAGCATCCTTGGTATCGGCAAAGTCGTTTTGCAGGTCAGACAGCGTGGTGCGGAGTTTGAATAACTGCCGTACTTCAGCCTCGGTGGCTTTGGCGTTGAACTGGCTGCCGGCAGCCATTGCGAGTGCTGCTCGGCGAGCGACTTCGCGGGCGATGGCCAATTCGCGTACGGCATCCGCGCCTTTGAGTTGTGCGATGATATCGGCCTGCAGCGTGCGGATTTCCTCAGCAGTCGATATGATCAGGTTTACGGATGCTTCTTTTGCTGCGCGCAATACGCGAGCTTTTTCTCGCAGCGCGGCTGTTGCGGCAGTGGTGGCTGCGGTTTCTTTTACTTGTGCCGAGCGCAATGCCGTGAGTTGGCGCTGCAGCTTGATGTTGGGGTCGAACAGAGCGTTAATGGCTTTTCGTTGTTTGTCGGTGGTCGCTGCATCTAGCGCTTTTTGACGGTCCAGCTCTAGTATTTGCGTCTTTGTTTTTCCGAAAACCTCGATTGCGCGCTGCAGCGTGTCTGCTTGCTCTCGCATAGCGACTACTGCATCTTTAGTGATGCCTGAAGCTGCGGCAGTGGCCTTTATTTCAGCCTTTATTTGTTTTGCCAGGGTCTTGGTCGCCTTGCTTGCCAGGTCGGCGCTGATCTCATAATCGACCAAGCCGTCGATATTGGCGTCTATGGCTTTTTTGGCCGCGTTGGTTTCGCCGCGCAGGCGTTTGATCGCATCGGACAGGCTTTCCGATCGAACCGTGCCTGCGCGCAGCCTGTCGGCGAGTGCCTGTGTTGCAGCTGCTACTTTCTCCGAGCCTAAACTCTGTGCTTTGGCAATAAAGTCAAGCACGTCTGCCATCTTCGATTTGATCGACCCAATAAACAGCTCGAACCCCTTGCTCATCGCTGCAACGGCGACGTTGAAACCGAACTTCATTTCTTCCCAGGCTTTAAGCAAACCATCGACCAGCGCCAACCCAGCAAGCCGAGCCTGAAGAAACTGGTCGCGCAATATAGCACCGCCCTGCCATCCGGCGATACCCGCAAAGACGACCAACGCTGCACCATTCAGCGTCGTAAATGCGAGTGTAGCGGAACGTGCGGCTGTCGCTGTCGCAGTAATGCCAAGCTCTGCTGCGATAGACCTAGACACAAGCACTGACAGGGCGCTGGACAACAGTCTCGTCGCCAACGCAGCGCCCCTTGTGGCCAGCGCATAAGCAATCACTACCTTTGTCGCCCTGATTGCCACATCGATTATGGCGTCCAGATTCTGAGCGATGCTCTGAATGATGTCTGCCAGTTCCCTACTCGCCCCTGACGCCTGACTGGCCTGGCCGATGAACCGTTCCCAGGCGTTGCTGAGCTGGGTGACCGAGCGTTCAACGGTTAGCGGCAGCTTGCTGAACTGTTCACCGATCACCTGCGCCTGCTGGGTCAATGCATCGATGATGATCTTGGTAGTCAGCTGGCCTTGGTTCGCCATTTTGCGCAGGGTGCCGATGTTGACGTTGAGGCTGTCTGTGAGCGCCTGGACGATGCGGGGAGACTGTTCCATTACAGAGCGGAATTCGTCGCCGCGCAACACGCCGGACGCCAGGGCCTGGCTGAGTTGGATGACGGTGTTGCGCGCTTCGGCGCCTGTGGCGCCGGATACGGCGAATGCCTGATTGATGGTTTCAGCGACGGCTACGGATTTTTCGACATTGCCGTCCAGCGCACGGGCCAGGCGTTGGAATAGCGTTGTAGTGGCTTCGAGCGATGTGGACGTGCGCTGGCTGACGGCGAAAACGCCTTTCTGGGCCGCAACAAAATCCTCGGCGCTGCGGGTGGAAATCTTGATGCGTGCCGATAGATTGGCGTATTGATCGGCATTGCGTATCAGGCCGCGGACCGCGCCCAGGCCTGCTTGCGCGCCGATGAATCCAAGCACCAGGCGTTTGGCGGACTGTAGTTGTTTTTCTAGCCCTGAAACGCCTTTGGACGCCTTGTTAAATCCGCGTTGTGCTTTGCTGCCGGCGGCGTCGGATGTATTGCCCAGGCCGATGATGTCGCCCTTGACTTTGATCACTTCGGCCTTGAGGCCGCTGCCGTCCGCTTTGAGGCGTAATGTGACTACCGGGTCGCTCATTACTTATCTGCGTGGCTGGTGAGTGGATGCGGCGCCATGGTAGGCGCCGCTGCTTGTTGCCCGATTACGGCGGCGGTGGATCCGCGGGTGGCGGGGGTGGCGGCGTTACCGGGTTGTCGTGTCGGTTATCGTTGTCACGGTTGGATCCATTGTCGTGGCTGTGATCATCCACGCTGTGATCATCGATGCTGTGGTCGTCCGTATCACCGACGCGCCCGCTCTGTCCGGACAGGTCGTCATTGCCCACGTCTTTACCGTCCGACTCTATGCGACCGCTGTTCTGGTTTTGCTGATTGCCGGCGATGCGTGGACCATCACCATTTGCGTCACCGATTACCGCGTGATCGCCAATATGCGTGCCGGAATCGATCTGGCTGTCATGCCGATCCACGGTTCGCACGCTGCGGTTGCTGCTGTCGTTAAACGAATCGCGGTAGGTGGGCCGGCCGAGTTCGTTGACTGCCTTGTAGAGCACTGCACCGGTAATTACATTCGAGATTGCAGCGCTGCCCTCTCGAATCATCGACCCTACTGTTTCATGTTGCATTGGGCGGATTGAGGTATCCGCCACCTTACTGCCTCCGCAGCGCACGGACAGTTCGTGCACGCCTTTCAGTTCGATGGTTTCGCCGGGGTTGGCGGCGAGCGTGAAACAGGGCGCGCTTGCCGCCTCTGCCTGTGCGCGTGCGGTGTTGGCCTGGGCATTGTAATAGGCTGTTTCTGCTTCCGGGCTGATGCTGGCACAGCCGGCAAAGACTGCGACCAAGATAAAAATCAGGATTCTCATGACGATAGCCTCTCGTTATGTATGCGGGCGACTTCGCCGCCCAGTGAACGCACGTTGTCTACGAGCGCGATGTTGCACGGATAATCCAGCAGCTTTGCCACTTGCCCGATATCGCTCAGCGATACCGGGCCGGTGATGGTGGCGCCCGATGCCGTGGGGATCATGGTGTGGGTGCAGCGCATGTATACCTGTACCGTTTGCCAGTTGGCGGACAACACGTCGATGCTGTCCGCCGGTTTTTTGACCAGGCCGGCAGGGGCCCCGAATGCTTGCAGGTCCTTGTCGGCCTCATTGCTGCGCGGCCGCGTCAGTTCGTGCGCGACCGCTTGGAGTTTTTTGCGGCAGCGCCTGTGATGGAGATGAAGAACTGGTTGAAGGCAGCCATGGAGGTGAACAGATTGTCCTTGACCAATCGCAGCGCCTCGTCACGGGGATATGGCGCGCCCTGGTCATCGGCGACGCCTTCAACGCCAACCAGCACCTCATCGAGCACGTCGGAGATTTTCATCTCGCCATCGGCCATGTCGTCGGCCAGCGCCTGTGCGTTTGCGCGGTCCATATACCGGTATTCGGCGATGAACTTGTCGTGCGATTTCTTGTCCGGCGAGTCACCATCCGGCATGTCGACCTTGACGGTGACCTTGAACGTATCCTTTTTGACCAATTTCATTGTGTTTCACTCCTTATATATACGGCTGTCCGTCAATCCCGCCTTCTATCAGGTAAATGCGATGCTGGTTTCGTCGTCGCCGGCGGCGGACGAAAACGGCACGAAATCTAGCTTGAGACCGCTTACGCCATCGATGTCCGTGGGTTGTGGCATCTTGAGTTGGGCCAGCGGATGGGTGATGGTGGCAATACTGCCTGCCGCGGTGCCGACAACGATGCTGATAGCGCCCTGGGTGGAGGCGCGTGCGATCGCGTAGTAGTCCTTGGTGCTCAACAGCGGGTTCCACATGTCGATCGATCCGGAGGCTTTGCGGTCGGTGGCAGCAATGAGATTCTGTTCCGAGGATTGCTGGAATTTGATCTCGCGACCCGAATCCATGGTATAGCCGATCATGTCGGCAGCCAGTCCGTGCACTGTGCCGGTGACGGTACTGGTGTCCAGGGCTACAGGAGCCAACCAGCTCGTATAATCGACCGCGGGTAGCGTGGCCTGGTCGATGGGACCGACAAACAATCCCGTGAACTTGAATTTCATCTTCGGGAAATCGCCGACTTTGATGTCCATGCCCGACAGCGTGCCGAGCGAGCCCAGGCCCTTGAACAATACGCCACCGATGTTGAGATAGATGGTGGCCGAGTCAGGGCTGTTGGTCACGGGCGCATAGGTGACGCTGGTTGCCGCGACGACGGTTTCCGAGAATCCCGCCGCACGCAATATGGCGCCTGTTTTCGGGGCGGTACCTGCCGTGCCCGACCCGAACAATTCGGCCGTGAATTCGACGGTGAAGCGTTCGTTATTCAGGATGAACACATCATTCTGGAACGTAGGTGTGTCGAAGGCGCGCGCCAGTTCGTCGTTCTCCAGCGTAAAGGTTACGTCCTGAGCCTTGATTGCGTCGGCTGCTACTGGCACGGCTTCCGTGCCATAGGTGCTTTCAAGCTTCAGCAGTAACGCCTTTTCCTTAAAATATCGGATTGCAACAGGCATGGTTATTTGCTCCCTTTGCTGACTGGTTTGGCCGGTTGGGCTGCCTTGTGAACAGGTCGTCCGGCGCTGCCGGCAACTGCAGGACCTGTTGGCGCCTGGGTTCGTTTCGGCTTGCCGCCGGGTTTTTCGATTTCGTATCTGCCGCCACTGGCCATGATCAGTACCTCAAGGATTGTTCAGTTTTGAAAATGTCTTGCCACCACAGGTAGCCGTTGGCCCAGCGCAGAAATGCGCCACCGCCATAGGTGGTTTGAAAAAGTGCGCCCGGGGCTGTCCATCCGAGGAGTGAGTTCCAGATTTCGTTGCGCACCGGGCGCAGGTCTCGCCTTGCATCTCGTTCTGCGCGCGAGTTTTTGATGACGACCAATACCGAGACCGACACCGTGACGCGCTGCACGTTGTTGCCGATGGTTGTGTTGCGGTTGACCGGATCCGCGTCGGAACGCGCGGGCAACACGAACGCTGCCGGCACCGAGCGGATGACGTCGTTGGCGCCTTCCAGATCCGAGGCCACGCCGACCAGGCGCAGCGATGGCGCGGCTGCTTTGATCTGGTCGACCCATGGGTCCAGGTCGAGTGTGGCTACTGTCATTTGAGCGGTCCATGGTCAGGCAAAGTCGCTGAGCGTGTCCGCATCGAAGACGCGGGACGGCGGCGTGAACTGCGGCGCATCGGCGCCCTGGTTGGGGTCGCCTGCGCCCAGGGTGATTGCACCCTTGGCGAGGTTTTCCAGGAATTTCGCTGCTGTCTTGTAGCGGCCGCTCACTTCGTCGGGCGCGTTTTGGTCGTGCAGGCGGAAACGGGCCAGGTCCATCGTGAAGACGCGCAGCACCTTGGGTACGGGTGACAGCGGCAGGGTGTAGCGCGCCTCCAGATGGCCGTCGACGATCTCGGAGGCATCGGTGAGCGACTGGTTGATGTTGACCAGGGCGGCATCGGCCGCGGCGATTTCGGGCGCGGTGAACGCGGAGCGATCGCCGGCGTCGACGGTGAGCCGCATCAGGGCGCCGGTGACCACGGACAGATCCGTGGGCGTGGCTACCTGGGCAAGCTCATCGGCGCCGGCATACGCCATCAGGTCTGATGCGGTGGCGTAACTCACACAAGCTCCATCGCCTGGTCGCGCTGGGCGGCGGTGATTTCATAGCCGAGCATCGCTTCGAGTGCTGCCACCACTGGCTTGCCGCCCTTGGTGTAGTGCTCCGGGTTGTCCTTATCAAGGCCGTTGATGGCTGCGGCGATGTCAGCGATGGACGGGTCCGCGGCGGGCGCGGCTGCCGGTTCGGCGGGCGCCGGGCGTCTGGCCTTGCCAGCCGGCTTGTCTGCGACTTTCTCGGCCGCGCCAGCCGATACCAGCTCGGCCGCGTCCTTGCGGTCCAACTGGATCGGGTCACACGGCGGGGTGTGGAGTTCGCCGTTGTGCAGTATCGGATGCAATACCTGGTACATGGTTACACCACTGTTTGCAGGAGGTAGCCGGCGCTGGAACCGGCGATAACCGGCGACACTTCGTCCGTTATCGGATACAGCCAGCTCTTGGCGTTGCGGTCCATATACGGGACCTCGACCACCGGATGGCCCTGAAGGCGATAGGTGTAACCGAATGACGGCAAGCCCATGTCGGCCACCGAGCCAATCTCAGTGAATGCAACGATGACGTTGTTGCCCCATACGTCGGTGAATGTACCCGCAGCATTTGCATAGATCGATTCTGCTTCCTTGAGTACCTTGACGCCGAACAGAGATGCAAGCAGTTCGGGCGTTGGAATGTCGCGTCCGGTATATTTGATCCTATCGATGATTTTCGGGTGTTGGCGCAGCTTTGACATAACCTGCGCTGAGACCAAGATGGTATTGGGCTTGCGGCCAATGCTGCTGCGCACCTGCTCCTTGGCGGTCTCGATATCGGCGATTGGATCGGAATTCGCAAAATCCGACCATTTGGACGTGCCTGACAAGGCCACCGTGTTGCCGGCCGCGTAATTAGCTGCGGTTGTCGCCAGATCTGCGATGTCCTTTTCCAGGCGCAGGGCAATTTTGCGCTGGGTTTTGGCGATCGCGACCTTTGCGTTGTCGATGCCTGGTGTGTTATTGGCTTCTTGCAATTGCTCGAATGTGACCACACCCTCCAACGCATGCTGGGTCAGAGCATACGGACTGCCGCTGTACCCATAATTAACGCGCTTGGTGTTGGCGCCTGGCGCACGATCGGTTGCGTCGAGCTGGAAATCTTCCTTGCCGAATGTGACGATCTTGCCGCCTCGCTTGGCCACATTGACCACCGGAAACAACGACTCTCCGACAAATTCTGCATTTTCGAACCCCTGCGCGACCTGTGTTAATACCGGGTCGACCACACGGGCCTGGGCTGTTGTTTGCTGGGGCATTTCGTTATCTCCTGAGTAGAACTTCGATCAGTTCGCCGGCCGCCGTGGCTGCTTCGAGCGCGTCTGCGAACACAAATTCGGGGCCGTCGCCACCGGTGAGGATGGCGCCATTGGCGGCACTGGACGTCACTGCTGTTGCACCCGCTGCCACAGCGAGGGCTCCGGTAGCTGGCATGGCACGTCCTGTCGCGTCGACGATCAACGCTTCGCCGACGGCGATTGCGGCGCCGGATTCGACGACCACGGTGCCGGCAACGTCTAGCGTGATCTGGTCGCCGGCAACGCCGGCGAACCTTGCGACGCCCTGGATTTTTTGGCCCTGCACTGTCGCTTGCAGGCCGTCAAAGCCTACGCAGCGCTCTGCTGTGATTGCGCCGGCCGCGGCCAGTGTCAGGGCGAGGGTGCTGATTGATTGGCTCATGGTGCTTATCCTCCGAGGGCCTGCACTGCGACGGCGTAGTCACAGTTGTTTTGGGTTGCGTAGATGGTTGCCTTGCGGTGTAGATCGAGACGCGCAGGATCTAGCGTTGCATTTGCCGGACCGTTGAATTCGATGCGCTGGCCGGCGTCGCCCTGGTCGGCCGATTTCTCGGCAAACTGGATCTGCTCGGGCAGTGATTCCAGGAATTCGCGCAGCGCGGCGTCCGGGGCTTGCTTGGCTTCGCCCTGGGCGAATGCCACCTGCTCGCCCTTGGTGGCGAGCTGGTCGAGCAGTTCGACGATCACGGGCTGATGGCGCGGCAGCACTTTGCCGGCATCGGCCAGGCCTTCGGCGAAAGCGGTCAATTCGGCGCGGCGCTGGGTTGATTCCTTCGCTGCAAGGGCGTCTTCACGGCGTTGTATTTCAGCCGCCTGGTCGTCCAGCTCCTGTTTCTTCTGGGCGAATTCCACGGCTGTGGTGTTGTCTTTTGGTGCAGGCATGTCTGTGCCCTCCTCTTTGACGATATCGGTTGATTCGGAAAATTCTCTCTTGGGTAGTGCGTTTTTGAGCCTCGCAAGTGAAACTCCCAAAACACGCGCAAAACCAGCCAGCCTCTTTTCTGGCGGTCGCGCAATCCGACCGTTCAGGATCTGCTCGACAGTGCCAGCGTCGATGCCTGCTTCCTTGGCCATGCGCCGAATGACATCTGCACGATCTCCTTTATCGGAATCAATCAGTCCATTCAGCAGACGCGACAATTCTGTCTCTGCGAATTCAGGCGCACCGGAGTCCAAATGACCAACAAAAATCGCTCGCAATAGATCGATCGCTCGATCTGTAATGCTGTTTTTCGAATGGCCGGAAAACTCGATCACGACCGGCTGGTCGGTCTCGGCGAAATGCGCCTGATCGGGCAGGCCCTTGATGGCCGGCGGCTGGGCGCCGAGATAGCCTACGTGGCGCAGGTAATAATGCCCCGGCGTAGGGTTGTTGGGATCATCGGGGGCGAACAGCGCGGCGCTGCGTTTTTTGTAGCGCCCCTCGGCCACGCCGTCGGCGAATGCCGGCATGACCTGTCGGCCCTGCATCCACAGCTCGCCCTTGTCGGCCGTGAGCGCGCCAACCCAGCCGTATGCGGGCGCGTCTGTTTTAGGATGGCCGATGACAATGGGCGCCTCGTGCTTGGACGGATCGTAGCTGGCAGCGATGTCGGCGACGTCCTGGTCCGAGAACACATAGGTCTTGCCGTTGGCAGCCAGGTGCTGGCCGGCGCGGAATATCTGGATGGATTCAGGCATGGGTGGATTGTGCCCATGCGGGGATTTGTGTGGGAGTTAAGGGTTTTGCTTAGGTTTGGACGGGAACGGAGCAGATGGGGAGATCGTTTTTTTATCGTATCACCCGGAGCGGATTTGATCTAATGTGACGCACCGTTTGTCTGGTTCCTATTGTATTGTGCTGATATATCTGTATAATAATAACCGTCAACAAACAAACAGGACCATGAAAATGAACGCGCGGCAATACAACGACATGTACAACGAAGGCGGGGAAGGATACAACCCTTGCCAACGCGAAGCCAGGCAGGTTGAATCATCGGCCACCAAGCAAGACCAGATAAGCGAGATATACCGCAAAATTGCTCGCGAATGCGGATCGGTTGCGTCAGAGTGCAAGAACACGGATAAAAAAAAGGCTGCCTATTACGAGCAGATCAAACAAATCGAAGCGGAAATCGAGAAGGGATTTATCGAGGAGTGGACGTTAAGCGTTACTCAAAAACGCCGCCAGGAATGGAAGGCATTTGTGATGAGCGTGGTCAATAAGGATGGCATGGTCGACAAAAATGGAATGGATAAAATCCACTCACACACGAGAGAGCAAGGATGGGGATTAGAAGAAGTCAAAAAAGCAGTGCAAATGCACGGCATGACATAAGAGGCAATCACGATGATTTTCGACGCAAACGGAAAATGGAAGCTATACACCACAACAATCCCAGCGGCAGGTAAGCCGCTTGGCACAATCCGCAGAGACGTCGGCGACACAGGTGCGCTGGTGTTGATCGAGAACACTGGAGTCTATGTCCAGGTCAATGCCGGCGTAATCCGTTCGCTACCGCAACGAGAGGTGAAACAGATTCTCGGCCAGAAAATCTGCGGCGGACGGCCTCGATTCGGAGATGAACCAATGAAAAAAATGACCGTTATGCTGGACCAGGAAACCATCGCGGCAGCGCGGGAACTGGGCTGCGGAAACCTGAGCGCTGGATTGCGTCAGGCTGTTCAGCGGCTCAATAAATCGTAGCTTGACAAATCGAATTCGCCGGATAGAGTCGAAGACAAGGCTTCATGCCCTGATGGACCTCAATAAACCCACATTCGTTTTTGGTCGGGAGGTCCGGTGTCGGTAACGCCCGGGGCTTGATCCATCAAGTATGAACCTCCCGACCATTCCTTTTTTCATATCGATGGAGCGCGAAATGATAGAAGTTTCTTTTTTGAGCCAAACCATACAGATGGCCAGGATCGAGGATCGTCCGTGGGTGTTCATCGATGTCCTATGCGAGCATCTCGGTATCGATACGCGTCGACAGGTGCTCCGTATGCGCAGGCATCATGATCGTGCCGGGCTGGAGTTGCGTGCCGTCAGAGACCAGGGAAAGGTGAGGTTGGCCGTGCCGCTGGAAGAGATCAATTGGTTCTTGCGGACCTTGCGTCCCACTCTGCCGGATACGATTGCGTGCCTGCGACGATACCGAGGTGGATTGTTCTGGTCTCTGCTGCATGCATGGATACGCGCGGTAGGTCAATACATGAGCTCGTGGCAATATATGCAGCGGATGGTAAAACTAGCGCCCAGGCAATCACCCGGTTATGCAAAACGGCAGAAGGGTATCGATTGCTCGATGGCCGAAGAAATGAAACAAATGAGGGCCGACGGGCATCCACTGGCAGAGATATCTTTGCGTTTCGGCTATTCTCCAACGACCATCAGTCTTGTAGTGCACGACAAATACCCCTGCCTGTCGCTGTAGGACCTTTAATAAAATACTTCTCTGAAAAGCGATACAAGGGGTAGGGTTGAGATTTTCGATCGCTTAAATCGGCGCTAACGCGGTCTATGTCTTGCGTCAATTCGCCAGAAAATTATGTGCTGCCTGCAAAATCTCCCTGCGATCTTTGTCGGAGATGCCGAGGAACGGTCTGGCTGGGACGGCGGCCGGGCCCGGGGGCATGTCGGGAGTGCCGCCGAACTGGTGCAGGGCTGCCTGGATGGCGTTGACGCTGATGCCTGCGAAATCGTCACCGAAATCCGGCACGATCCGGTTGAGCATGTGGCCGCGGGCTTGGAGGATGTTGAGTCGCTGGCCGTGGGCTCGTTTCCGGGCAAGGGTTTTTGGTTTAAGTGGCGCCCAGGGGGTGCCGTCCGGGGCTACTTCGAGCTGGAAGCGCTCGCGGGTGGTGCGGAACATTCCCTCGGAGATCGAGGCCATGAGGGGGCGCAGTTTGGTGGCTTTTTCGGTCAGGGTTGCGAACACCCGGTTGATCTCCGCATCGTCCAGTTCTATGGAGATCGTGAATTCCTTGCTCATCAGTGCAGCATGGTGATTACTGGCAGCGATGGATCCACTGGCGGTTCCTGCGGTGGATCCGGAAAATCATCCTTGACCTGTTCGGGCACCAACCATACCTCGCTCAGCACAACGGCCATGTCGCGGCGGCTGTGCAGTGGATCGCTGATGTCATAGCACGTCGGCATGGGGTTCGTGCATACGCTGCCGTCTGCCACGGCTTGCTGCACGCGGCGGCGTACCTCGTCTGCAGCGGGGCCTGTCAACGTGCCCTTGACCGGGTTCCATTCCACCCAGGTGGCGTTGCCTACATATGGAGTCAGAATCAGTTTCATATCTCGCGGTTGAGCGTTATGGCTCGAAGTGGAACAAAACGCCGAGCACCAATTGTAACAACTCCACGTCTGAACGGTGCATTAACGCCAGGTTTTCCGGTTTGTCGGCGAGCACATACTGGAACGCCATGGTCAGCACTTCACGCGCCGGACGATCACCGCCATATTCCCTGCCGAAATACGGATTCAGATATTTGTCCGGCCGTGCCAATTCCTGCCTGTATCGGTCGTCATGCATCAACCTGCTTAGCAATTGCAGATTTTCATCAGCCGTACGCCGCCGGTGCAGTTGCTGGAATAGTTCGTCCAGCGCGGGGATCGCCTTCTGGATGCGATGCATGAATTCGTGCATCGCATTGCGCGGGTCACGCACCACCAGGTAGCCTTCTCCTGCATGGAACGTAACTGCCCCGAATCCTTTTACGGTGACTCTCGCGCCTTCTGGCGCATCGCCGAACAACAGCGTCGTCGCGCCACCGCGTGATTGTTTCATCTTGACGTGCAGGGCCCCAAACTCATCGGCCAGGGCAGTCCAGGTATCCGGCAACAACTGGCTGGCCTCGCGCACCAGCCTGGCGCCTTTGCCGCCATTTGCTATTTTGGCCGCGGTGCCGATCGGGCGCACCAGGGGCAGGCGATCGCGGATGCGGCGGCGCAGTTTCAGGCCGAAATCCGGGGCGGCCGGGTCCAGGCCGTTGCTCAGTTCGTCCACCCAGCGATCGCCTGCAGCGAGATAGTCGTCCAGGTTTTTTGGACGGGCTTCGACGGTGTTGACGGATTTGCGCAGCCGGTCGGCCAGCGCGGTGTCCATGGTTTGTGCTTTCTTCAGCATCAGCGCCTGGACGCGCTTGTCCACGGGCGCGCCCGGGGTGAAATCAAATCCCGGGTCGATGCCTTTCGGCACCTGGTGTACTTCGCCTGTGACTTTGTCCACGAATTCCCGGCTGCCGTCGGTGGGGGCTTTGTCCGGACCTTTTTTGCCCAGACGCTCCAGGTCCCGCTTGCCCAGGGCGGTGACGCTGCACTGGCATCCCCAGCCGTTGGGCGGGTAATGGGTGCGCCACCAGGGATTGTCGTGGCGCAGGATCAGACCATCCCAGGAGACGTGCAGCGGCCGGGGGTTGGCCACGGCGTCGCTGTGGTGGTATTGCCACCAGGGGCGCAGGGAGAGCAGATCCGGATCCGTGAGCTGGCGGAAACGGCCGGCGGCATAGGCGCCGCGCAGGTTGGTCTCGTAGATGATGCGGGTGCGCCAACCGCGGCCGCCGTTGAAGCTCCAACCGTGACGCGCGACGATGCTGTCGAAGTCCTTGCGGAATTCCTCCAGCGTGGTGCCGCGGCTGATTGCTTTGTCTATCGCGTCGCGGAAGTCCTGGATCACGTCGGCTCGCTGGGCGCCGGCGACCATGAAGGCGACGTTGTGCGCTTCTCGCCATACGTCTGCCCAGCGTGCCGTGGGCACGTTGATCTTGGAGCGGAAGAAATCGAGCGCTTCCTGGAATGGGCCAAAGGTGATGTCAATGGAGCGCATGGGTTACTAAAACCCATTCATCACATCAAATCGCCCGGCCAGTTCAGAGGCTGCCAGGGCCCGCTGGATCAATGCTGCACGGCCGTCGAGGGGCACGGCGGAAAGGGCATTATCGAGCGCGGCCAGGGCATCTTGCAGGCTATCCGCACGGTCGATGATGTCACGCAGGGCCTCGATGTCGAGGTCGGTATGCGCGGCCACGTCCTGCTCCACCTTGTCTGCGGCGACACTGGCGAAGTCCTGCGGATCCGTGCCCTGGGCAAAGGTTGGTGCCGCTGCCGGGACGGGTTGCGCCGGGGCCGGATCTGCCGCTTCGTATTCGTCGCCATAGGCCGATTTAACCCCTTGCAAAGTGGGCTTATATCCCACTTTGGACAGGCGTTCGTCACGCTCTGCGCGGGCATTGAGATCTTCCTGGTCTTCCAGATCGCGCCATACGCGCGGCGGTGCGGCGCCGGGGAAGTTCCAGTTCATCAGCCAGCAGACGGGGCCGAGGTTGAAGCTTTCGTTTATCAGATCCGCGTCGGCTTTGACGAGGTCCTGGCGCACGTCCATGTGTACCTCGGCCTGGGATCTGGATGATCCCTGGTCGGTGGTCATGGTTTGGCCGAGGATCACCTTGGCGACGGCCGCGTTCATGAGCTCGTGGAGCTTGGCGTAGTCCACCGTGCCGGAGCGGGCGGCCTCGATCAGCTCTATTTCCATGCCGCGCGGGATGATGATTCCGGAATCGGTCTGGATGGCGGCCAGGGCATCGAGCAGTTTCGTGCGCTCGGAGGGACTTGCGCCGCTGTCGTATGTGCCCTTGGCCGTGGGCATGCCAAATTTCTCGAGAAAAATCAGCCAGAATTTTAGACCGTTGCGCTTGAACAACACCGGCCAATAGAGCCAGTGGGCAAGTCCCATGCCGTAGGGCTCGTCGTCATTGTCGGCACCATTGGCGAAGGCCCAGAAATACGGTGCATCCGCTGGCTCTCCGTCCATTGGGTGCTCTGGTGTGATCAGGCGCAGGCCGCCGTGTGCGTCAAAGCGGAAGCGTGACCGGTCGCGAACGCGGATGGCATCCAGGGCGATGGTGGCGCCGTCGCGCATATAGATGAGTTCCGCCGCGGCGAAGCCGTAGAACACGCCGTAGAGCATTTTTTCGGTGACGGCGTCCCAGCCCACGTGGTGCAGTTGCTCGGTGAGCCATGCGGCGGCGTTCTTGTCGATGCGTTTGTTGCCGCCGGGCTTTACCGCCCACTCGCGGCTGGTGACTGCGAGGCGGCGCTGTTGGAAACATGGTGCGACCTGGTCGTCGCGAAGCACTTCCTTATATATGGAGTAGTCGCCGCCGCCGCGGCCGAGCAGGATGGTGTCGGTTGGTTGCAGGATCGAGCTGGTGAATCCACGGGTGATGTCGCGGCCGTTGGCGATGGTGGCGATTTCGCGTTGCGGTTCGGGTTTGGGTAGATTGGCCATCAGAATCCTCTGTAGTCATGGCCGGCGCTGACGCCGCCGAAGCCTCGGTTGCTGGGGGCTAGCATGGTGGTGCTGGGGCGTGGGCCGGTGGATTGATATTCGAGCGTGACAGCCGGCGTATCGGCTGCGGAGACTGCCAGCGCCAGCGACCAGAAGCGGTCCGCGTGGCCATCGGTATCCGTGTCCGCAACCAGGCGGGGGATGCCGGTGGCGCCGACTACCTTGCTGACGGCGTGCAGATCCGCACGCATCAGCGGGTCGCCGGCGGGTATGCGCAGCCGCTGGTCCTGCATCAATTGCTTCAGACCCGTGGCCATGTCCAGCTTGCGCGCGCCGGAGAACAACATGCCTTCGATGCGCAGATCACCATGCCTGCGCTTGGCGTCTTCCACCGGTTTTTCGCCCATGCCGGTCTGGTCCATGGCGCCGCGTGATACGCGGTAGCGCTGGAATACGCCATCCAACAGGGCGTCCTGTTCCGCGAAGGAGCACTTGCGGCGCACAATCACCTCGCGCGTCCAGTAGACGTCGCCCACGGCCTCGATGACCCAGATTGCAAACAGATCATTGCGCGCGGCGATGTCTACACCGACAAATACAGGCTGGCCCTGGTAGTGCTCCGGTATCCCGGCGGCGACATGCTCGCAGCGGTTGATCAAATCGTAATCCAGCCAGGCATGGGCGGCATCCATCCAGTGCAACTCGAACTCCTGTTCCCAGCCGTCCGGGTCGGCCATACCGATGCGCAATTCGTCCACGTCGCGCGGCAGGCCTTGCTCGACCGCATGATAGATGTCCAGGGTGTGCCGGCTCCAGACCTGATCAAGACTGGCATCGGTCATCAGTTCATAAAACCGGTTGCCCTTGCCGTTTGGCGTGGACACCACGCGGATCTTGTAGCCGGCTGCGACCACGGGATACAAGGCCCGCCAGATGGCGTGGCTGTCTTTGTGGAAGGCGAATTCGTCGAGAAACACGTTGGCCGAGAATCCGCGGGCGGTGTCCGGGTTGGCCGGCAATGCGGTGATGCGGGAACCGGAGGGAAAGCGGATTTCAAGGGCGTGTATATCGGGGTTGAATTCGTATTCAAGCGCCTGGAAACCGGCCTGGTGCGCTTCCAGGTGGCGCTTGCAGGTCTCCATGGCTTCGCGCGCCTGGCGCTCGCCGCGTGAGAGAATTACCCAGTGGGTGCGCTTGCCCTTGGCCTCCGCATCCAGGCAGTCGCCGATGATTTCCAGGGTGGTGGAGAATGTCTTGCCGGTTTGGCGCGCGAACATGCCGATCTTGAATCGAGCGTGGTCGGCCAGCCAGCGTTTCTGGTAGTCATATAGACGTATGGCTGCATCATGCGAGCCCATAGATTTCTTCCCGCACTCGCTGCAAGGTCTTGGGATCCAAGGTGCCCGTCTTTTCCAACTTGTTGAGTTTTTCCGCAGCCAGCTTGCGCTCGTTGTCGCGGATCTGCATCTCGCGCCGCGTGGACAGCGTGCTGGCGGACTCCAGGTCCTTCAGTGCACGGGCCAGCAGGTTGACGTCTTTGGCGTCGAAGTCGCCTTCTTCGTGGGCCCGCATTGCGCTTTGGAAGGCGACCGTGTTGAGGATCTGGATTGCGCCGCGGCCGATCTTGCCCTCGGGATCCGCGCCAAGCTTTTCGGCCCATACGCCGGCCATGGCCTGGGCCTGGCGGATGTTTTCGCCCTCGGCATCGAAGGTCTTCTTGTAGCGCCCGACGGCGGACTTGGACACGGTTGTGCCCATGGCCGTGAGCTGTGCGACGATTTCTTCGATCGTCGCCCGGCCGTCGCCGAGCAGGCGGTCCACCTGCTGTTTGATCTCGGGTGGAAGCTGGGTTATGGAGGATTTGCGGCCCATTTCAGGCCCCTGGGGCGGGACGCTTTACGCCAGTGACCACGCTGCGCCCTGCCGCCACGTCGGCGCCGGCGCTGGTGAGTTTGGCGACCACCACCGGATCTCGTTCGATGTGCTGGATCAGGCCGATTTCATCCAGCCAGTCGAGGTCAGCAAGCACTACCGCGCGCGCGGCGTCGTGGCCGAAGCGTTGCAGCGCCATGGTGAGGATGCTGGCGTTGAGCGTGTAGCCGCGGGCTTCGGCCAGCAGGCGCAGCAGCACCAGGCGGCGGTCTTCGGTGATGAGTTTTTCATAGTTGTTCATTTGCGATCACGCAGCAGGTGTTCGCTGATCAGCGAGAGCTGGCGAAGTTGGGCTTCCTGTGAGCCGTTCATCCTTTGCAGCTCGCCATTCATGGCTTCCAGGCGTTTGTATATCCGCCCGATGTCGTCGTGGGTTGGACCCATGCTGATCTGCTTTTCGATCACCGATACCCGGCGCTCATTGACGGCTACCTGTTGGCTTAGCTCGCCCAGGGCTGCGCGTGTGGCCTTGCTGCGCGCGCTCATCCAGGTGTAAAACGCGATCGCGCCCATGGCGAGCGTTTGCCCCACGGTGAACCAAAACTGCCAGATACCTGTGTTCATTGAGATGTACCCGTGGTTAACATTGTGATTGCCTGATCTTGTTGGTCTGCATAGTGCAGCAGGCGTTGTTGGTAGGCATCGACCCGGTTCAACCAGTCGAGGATGGTGAGCGCGCCCTGGGCCGTCATCCCGACGATGGCATAGTCGCAGTAGTCCCGCTGCCCTTCTTGGCATTGATCTTGCCAGTACTCGGCGTCTTTTGCGGTAACCGTAACGACAAGGGCGGTGTCGGGGGCGTAGGGCGCGCCGGCCGAAAGATCACAGGTTTTGCGGGCACCGGCATCAGGCGATCCAATGTGGCACATGACGAGAGCGAGACGGCGCTCAAAATCATTGCCGACATGGAAAGGCTTAGCGCGTAATTGGCTTTCATAGGACGACCTCATGGCGTTGATCTCGCGCTCCTTCTCTCCCAGGGTTTTGGCTACGGCCGCATCTTTTACGGCCATTTGGTCGGCAAATCCCTGGCTCAGTTTGGCGGTTTTCTCCTGGTATTCGCGCGTTACGCGCTCGGTTTCGGCGGCTACCTGATATTTGACGCGCGACTCCACAGCGGACGTATAGGCGGAGAACAACATCCAGATCGCGACGCCCATCACGCCCAGTACGCCGGCGAACATGCCCATCATTCTCGGTTCACCACGTGAGACCAGCCGCCGACCAGCGCGAGCATTGCCGGCAGGGTGGTGGTGAGCACGATTGCGGATTCCTTGCCGAGCACGAACACAGACGCCAGCGTGATGACGATGCACGACGAGAGGGCGAACCATACGAGTCTGCGGCTGTTGCGGTATTTGTCGGTCATGATGCGAATATCAGTTCCAGGCGGGCGCTCTGCAGCCAGCCGTCGGCCCAATCCAGGTATGGCCTGGACCACATTGGATGCGGGTTTGCGCGTCGTTCGACGCCGTCCCAGTAAGCGCCAGCGCCTTGTTCGAAGGCAGTCATTGGCATTTCCCCGGCAGCATTTCGTCGCGTCGCATGCCGAGCATGAACACGATCAGATAGTCCCTCGGGTGGCGGGCGGCACAGCGCAGTACGCGCTGGCGTGCTTCCTCGCTCACTGGCTGGTCTGGCGTGATCTGCTCGCGTTGGTAACAGGTTGCGATGGTGCGCATGGAGATGACTGCCTGGTGCTGCAGCCTCACTTTGAGCTCCGCATCCTGGGATGCGAGCGCCAGGGAGCCGGCAACGATGAGGTTAAGAATAGGCACGGCGTAACCAGCCTTTGAGAAACTTTTCGAGCTGCGGTCTGCGCTGGGCCAGCAGACGATAGTATCCGGCACGTTCGGAGCGCATGGCGCATACCAGAGACACAGTGTGGGTGACGCTGGTGACGGCCGCGACGGTTTGCGGGCCGAGTACGCCGTCGGGATCCACTTTGGCGCCACAGGCGCACAGGGCGCGCTGCAGGATCAGCGTGGCGGCGCGTTTGCCTGCATTGACCGCCATGTCGAAATGGCGCAGAACCACCTGCTCTGGCATGTCGTCATAATGGTTGCCGTGCCAGTAGCGCTGCCAGTAGATATCCATGGCCTGCTCGGTGGTCAAAGCGCGTACCGCATCACAACCCAGGGACTCGTCTCCGCGATGCTGGCGCAGGGTCTTGAGGGTGATGCCGTAATGGGTGCAGCCGCCGGGATCATCCGGATCGTCGACGTAGCCGCCTTCGTGCTCTAGCACCTTGTCGACCGCGCGAGAAAACACGGAGTCATACATCACAGCACCGTGATCAGCAGCAACACGATGATGATGGCCAGCGCCAGGCCGGGGTATTCGACTACCTGGGTGCGCGTCCAGTTGAATGCGTTGGTGGCGTGAAATTTGATTTTCTGGAACATGGGTTACCTCCGCAGGAGCGCCCGCTTTCGGGCTCGGATCTGGTCGCGTATACGCTGGAATTCCTCCAGCGTAGGAAAATACTCGTTGACGTAGAATCCGACCGTCTTGCGCCAGGCAGCCGGCGCCGAGGCAATTGCTTCAGCGCGCTGCGCTTCCGGCAAATCGGCGATGTCAAGCGCCAAACGAAACGGTGATTCGGCCATGCGGGAATGCTATGGCCGGGGCCTGGATGCGTGGGAGTTAAGGGGTTTGCTGAGACTTTCGAGCGGCTAGCCTAGTTTGGCGCGATATTTTGGTGGCGTCAAATGGGCCGCAAAAAAAGCCCCGGCTATGCGGGGCTTTTTTTGTGGTGCTTACGTTTGTTTCAATCCGCTCCCGATGAGGGAGAGATGCGTCGGGGAAATGCCTTTCGGCCGTATCGCATGGCTTTCGATGTTGCCTGCTTCAATGAGGCCCCGACGCTGGATCAATCGTAGCATGATCTGGTAGACCATGCAATGCGTCCCAGTCCTTAGGCCGCGGGTTGCGTGCGATATTCGAAATTTGCCGCGCCGTAATGCCCCATCGGTCTGCGATTTCGCACATTTTCCAACCCCTGCGTTTTGCTTCTGACGTAAATTTTTTCACTGCACGAGTGCACAGTTCGGACAGGTTTCGCCGCCGTCAATGAACGGTCCTATATAGCGACATTTCGCGCATCGGCGGTCGTGTTCATCGTCATCCAGGCGGATGTAATCCACTTGTCGGCCGTCCCTGGTGCGTACTGCATGCGTGATCTCGCCGCGGTGCGAGATCACGAGACGGCGGAATGCCATGTCGGCCACTCCGCTATCTGTTGTGGTGGTCTTCTCCGACACCCGCTGACCTGGGTGCCGGAGATAGACTCGGTGGATATGGGCCCTAGTCGTCTTCATCATCAATCCATGCTAACGATGCTTCGTCGGCTTCCCTATATGCGATCGTATCGAGCCCCTGTTGTCCCGTTTCCGGATCTTGTGCCCAAGAATCTTCCACCATGTATTTCCCGCAATGCCGACAGACCGTGGTTATAATCACACCTCCGCCGTGGCCATATACACCTGGGTTTTCCCTGCATCCGCCAACAACGGAATATGGTGATTGCCAATCATGCTCGTGGTATTCCACGCAATCAGGCTCAGACGGGTATACAGTCACATAATCCGACAGTTCCTCGTCCGGATCTTCTTCGTTCCTAACGATAATGCGCACCCAGACCGTAGTCTCGGCACGATAGACCTCTTCGTCGAAGTCCATTAAGACATTGTGCAATGCTTCATCATCACTTTTGGCCACCACACAATCAGTTTCATAGCCGTCCTCAAAAACCCTATATGTGTTCATCTATGATATCTCCTGTTGAC